GGTGTATCGGAGCTCCGGATCAGCGCCCAGGCGCCCTGTGAATATTGCTTTGTTCATGCTATGCATCTCCTCTCTAAAATCTTGTTTATCGTTTCTTCCGGTATGTAAAGGGTTGGAATGTTCAGGCTCTTGGCCAGCTTTATTTCTCCTCTCATACCTTCCGTTGGTGTACCAAATACCCAGAGCTCGTCACATCTCTTCAGGATCTGCAGGCCCATTTCCATGCCGGCGGTTCTTTCCTCCGGGATCCTATCGTCCAGGTAGGATGAAAAATAAAGGTGTGGGGCGATTGGTATCGCTCCGGACTCTGCGGCTGCTTGGCAGTATGCTGCTGCCTTTTTGAGGTTACCTTCTATATCTCCTCTCATTGCGCTGGCGATGTAAACCACGCGGCCGTCATTAGGTCTGTATGGTAATTGTCTGTGGTTTGCACAGTGCCTGCCTGATGCTTTCTTGTAATAAGGGCATGTTCCCGGATATAATTCCTGGGTCTCTGCTCCAGTCATACAATTTCCACAAAACTCGATCAACATTGAATTATTCCTCCTTTCTTTTTTTAGCCTTTTCATGTGCGGTCTCCTCTCTTCGAAGTGGGCACCATGGCGGGCTGGTTCTTGCGTACCTTCCTAAAACGTGCCTGTCTTCCTTTTTGCAATGGTGCCTGTTCCCTCGCTTGCCTTCGGAGGTTATTTCGCAGTGCTCACACTCCCTGCATTGCGGTACGTCGTTACCTTTGTCCATTGGCATTCCTTTTGGCCACTCCTGGATGAGGTCCTCTCCCCACACTTTTTTCAGGTTGTCCTTCAGGAATACCGGAGTCTTTGTCGCCCAGCAAGCTTTGACTATGGTCCTGATCCAGTCCTTCTCCGGCACCACCTTTCTCTTTTGGTTTCCGGTTTCTGCTCCAATGATTACCCATTTTACCTTTTGAATGCCGCAGTCCGGGTCTAATGCGTCAGGGAATGGTGCCTGGATTGGTTCAATGCTTACGAATGTGTTCAGCTGGTCGTGCCAGAAGAATTCCGTTTCTGAGGTTGTCGCTGTGCTGCCGTACCAGAAGTTGTCGGCTGCCCGGAGAATGCCTTTTTCGGCCAGTTCCATGTATCTGCGTGGGTTCTTTGTCAAAAACATGTAGGTGTGCCATGGTGCTGCGTCACAGGCCTTGAATACTTCCTCGATCCAGTTGTCCGGTACCCATGCTCCGAATAAATCGCCCATGGAAACTACAAAGATTTTCGCCGGTTTCTTCTTTTGCGCCGGCATTGACAGGCGGTACCTGTGCATTATCGGTTCAAATCCCACTGGGTCCGGTATAACCTTGCCTACCTGGTTTTTAAATGGCTTGTCCAGAATATAAAGGCCGTTCTCGTCTCTCTGTAGCTGCTCTGAACTCTTATTCAGCCTTACGTCTCCAGAGAAGCGTCTTGCCTGCTTTGCTGCGTAGCAGTATGGGCATCCGTGCCGGCATCCTGTGACTGGGTTCCAGGTGAAATCACACCACTCTATCTTTGATTTGTTCATCATGGTCATGCGCCTCCTCTTGATATGTTTTTTTTAATTTCTCAATGCCGGCCGCTGCTTCTTGTAGTTTTCGCTGCAGGTTGTCCAGCTCTTTTGGATACCCTCTACTCAATGCCTCGTCCAGCGTTTCTGCTCTTCTCCAGTAGGACCGGATCCCGTGCTTCTCCATGACTGCGTCTATAGCTTTCAACTCTTCCTGGTCCTCTTTGTAGTCTCTGTACCTTCGGAGCTCCTGTTCAAGCTCTGAAATCCTATCCAGGAGCTTTGACCTTACCTGGTATCCCAGCTCCCTGTAGCTGATCTTGTTATCGAGCCACTCTCTCCAATATTCCGCCTTGTCGCTGGTAAATGGGAGCCTATCACTGTCCAGTCTGTTCATGATCACATATAAAAGCAGTTCTGCGCTTATCTCAATGTTGCGGTGAATGGCCTTTTTCTTGGTGGTCAGGCTGCCGGTTGCCGGGTTGTACCAAATAAGGCCGATGTTTTCTTCTACCTCCTGGCGCTGGACCATTCCGGTCGGTGTTACGAAGTAGAACTCATGGCAGTATGGCATGTATCTGGTGTATTTTGCGTCCCGGAGAAAGTCGCTCCTGCTGATTTTTATCTCGTATCCGACGATGTTCGGGTGTGCCCAGCTCTTGTAAATCGCCAGGCCGTCAAACTGCAGCATTCCTCTTCCGGTGGGTCCTGTCTTGCATTCTGTTATAAAAAATTCCCTGTTGCCATGTTTCTTGGCCAGCGCTTTTTTAATTTCTAATGCTGACACATTTTGCATACTTATTCCTCCTCCTTGTTTTTTCTACCGCCTCCTCTACGGTCAGCTGTGTGGTTATCCACAGAAGGAAGGCTTCAAAGTCTTTGAATTCCTCGGTCCAGGCATCTCCTGTTGAATTATCCACCGCGACGATTGTCTTGCCTTCTATCCTGTAGAACTTACCGATCGGATTCCTGGTGTCTATTACCTTCAGCATTTCCTCCCTGGTCAGCTTCTGGATCCCATTGGCCTTCGCCCTGGCTTCTCTTCTCCTGTCCCTTATGTATGCCCTTACGACCGGCACATCGCGTTCCTGAACGGTGATATGTTCCTTCCCTTTGTTATCCCTCGTGTAAACTATTAAAGGCTTCCTGGTGCCCTTTGTGGCCCTCACAATCTCATATATTCCTTTGGTCTGTTCTATCTGCCAGCCGTCTTCTTGTAGCCAGCTCTTGAAATCCTCTACCTTGCTTCTGTGAAGCAGTGATCTATTTGCCATATGTTTATCCTCCTGAAAGGTGTTATTTTCTCGTTCTCTGCTTGTGCAATGCGGGCAAACATAACCGCTGGTTGGTATGTATGCCTGGCTGCTTATATTCCACTCGCAGCCGCACTTGCTGCATTCGATGCTCCTTGGTATAAAAACAGTCCCATTCATTTACTCTCCTTCCTTGGTGGGTAATATTTGCCTTTTGTCCCTCCGCTTAAGAAGAATGTCTTCCTGCTTAATTCTTCAGTCTCTCCTTTGGTCTCGTGTTCCTTTTCGCACTTCCTGGCGAGCTCTGCTGCTTGTTTTTCTCCCCAGTATGCTATGTTCCATCCTTGGCCGCATACCTCGCAGTTGGCCCATTTCTTTTCAATAGGTGGATGCTGGTTCCTGCAGGTGATCGCATCGTTCCTGGTTGGCCAGATGCTGTGGCATATCGGGCATTCGTAGTAAGTCTCTATCTTCATGGCCATCCCTCCGTCAATTCTCGTAAGGGCAGCCGTCCGTCTGTTCCTGGGCTATTGGTATATTTAAATCCATAAAGATTTTGTATTTCTCACAGCTCTTGTGGTCGGGCCTCTTACAGCCTCTGCAATCGGTCAATGCGTAGCTGGCCATGTCGTATAGGTCGTCTATCTTAATGTTCACGGTGTCTGCTTCTCGGCCGAGCATTACGTTTGCTTTATCCACCACTCTTACCTCTGTGTTTTTCGCGGTTCTTATAAGCCTTTTGGCATAATCTGTATCAAGCCTCTTTACGATGCTGTCGCTGGTGTGGAGCAGGTGGGTGGCCGCCGTCTTGACTCTTTTTCTTTCCTCTTTGGTTAGGCAGCTGGTTTGCTCCAGCCATGTGTTTAAATAGTCCCAAAGGACCAGTATCATCACATGGTGTTCTCGGTCGATCCGGTTCATGTAATTCTTCATCGTATCCCTCCTCCAAACTTTTCATCAGCTTCGTTCCTTCGTGGCCGCAGTAGATGCAGGGTTCATTTGCTTTGTCTTGGCTTGCGGAGTATTGGTTTCCTTTGCATCTTGGGCATTTGTATCTGGTCATGTGGTTGGGTCTCCTCTCTTAAATCCATGTTTCAACGATCACCGGGTCGTCGTTTGGCATTCTATCCATGATCATCATCTCCGGTGGTTTAGCTTCCCTGATTTCCTCCAGGCTTTCGGCTATAGCCACCATGTTGGTTGGCTTGTCCACATCCCAGAGCCTTGCTACATACTTTCCTGGGTAATCTGAAGGACTGTTGTAGATGCATATCAGTGGAAGTCTCGTTATTTTTATAAGGCTGTTCATATCAAATGACTTTACTACCTTGTCTTCCATTTGCATTGACCTCTCCCCCTGTCATATTGTCTATAATCTCAAGGTATGGGAGTCCTGATCTTCCTCCGGTCTTTATTTCCCAGTCCGGATGGAGCTGCTCTTCCGATACGCTGGCCATGCCTGGTGTGGTCCATGTCCATCCGTATGCCTTTACAGTCCTCCTCTCCTTACCCTTGTGCTGCTGCCAGCTCTCCAGCGCTGCTTTCCAGAATTCCCATGGTACTGCGTAAAATCTGCGAAGGTTGAAGCTCACCAGGACGAGTGCTATTGCGTTTGGATCCTTGAGCCAGTCGTCGAGGTAGTCCGCCTGGTGAGGCTCTACCCTGTTGAAAGCGATCCTTTTGTCCTCTGTGTGCTTTGCTTCAACGGCCACCGGTATGCCTTTGTACCTTCCCAGATAGTCTACGCAGCTCTTATGTTCAACCTTTGCGCTGCAAACCTGCCCTTTTGCATTCCGGAGTGGTATAAACTCCGTCGGTACCTTATGTACGCACGCTATGCCGTCTGCCTGGTACCTTTGGTGTACGAACTTTAGAAAATCCTCAAATGGTTGTCCTCTGTTAGCGTGGCTTCTGCTCATTCTGCCACCTCCCCGGAAAACAGGCCGCCCTTGATGGCGTTCTCCAGCTCCCTGTTAAGCTGTAGAATAGTTCCTTTGCCGATCCTGTTGCCGCTGCCGGTTTTCTCGGTTAAGTAATCGATGAACTTCATTACATGGTCGACCGCGTCTTCAGGCTTTGCCTGGGCTCTGCTCTGTACCAACTTTGCTCCTTCCTCCATGCCTTTTCCGTATGTGCGGTCTATAAACTCGCAAAGCTGCGCGTCTGTCATTTTTCTTATACTCACTGCTCTGTTATGAATGGCTTTTTCCTCCTCTGTCATTCTGCATGATCTCTTTTTCATCGTTTTAACCTCCTATCCGATGTATTCATATCTTTCCTGAAGGATTTGTTCTGCTGTTATGCTGCTGATCGTGTTCCACCCGGTTTCTGGCTTCTCTTCTGGGTCTCTTCTCCGGAAGTTCGTGCAGCTGTCACAATTAGTCCATCCAGCTGTGCATCCTATGGTTTTTACAAAGTTCCGGCACATGTCCTTTTGAAAATACCGGTTGAGTTGTTCCCTGCTGTTTCGGTAATACCTTTTGCAATACTCTGGGTTCTGCAGCCGCTCATATTTGCCTCTGGCTGCGCTGCCGGTTCTGTTGAGAGCTCGTCCTATCTCTTCCCAGCAGTGGCCTTTTGCTTTCATCTCCAAGAGCTTTGTGGTCTCCTCTTCGGTCCATGGCCTATTTTTGTTCCTCACAGGCCTTTGCACCAGGCCAAGGTCATAAATCCTGCGCTTTATTGCTCCTTCTGTTCGATTCAAAATCTGACTTAAATCGTGGTATGTGTACTCGTATCTGTCCAGGAGCTGAATGAGTTTGTTGTCTTCCGCCGGTGTCCATGGCTCTGTGTTGAATTTCTCCCTTTTGTCAATCCTGCGCTTCTCCTTTACCCATTCCGGCTCTTTCCCCAGCACATTCTCCTCCATTCTGGAGAAATCCACTATCTCTTTGTTTTGCTCTGCCCACTTCCAGAAGTCGTCAATGTCAACCACTCTGAATGTGCTATTTTTGACCTTGTGCTTTTTAACCGGGAGGCCGTTCTCGATCCAGCGATTTAGCGTCCATCCTCCCTGCTGTTTTCCTCCGTATACCGCCAGTATTAGCTGGTTGACTGTTACTCTGTGGTCTGCATGAAGGTGGGCTCCAAGTCCCAGTCTTTGAGCTCTAACAATAACCGCGTTCTCGCTGCGCCCAAGGGTTTTAGCAAGGCCTTTGATGCTTACCTCTCCCCATTTGTCCTGAAGGTAGTATTCTTCCTCTGGGGTCCATTTGCGTTTGGCTCTTTCTGCAGGTACCAGCTTCCTTGGTTCAGTTCTTACCGCCTTCATGCTCTCGACCTCCAGCTTTCCCAGTTCATTTCAATTCCTACGCACATCTCATACAGTCTGTCCAGCGTCTTTTCAGCGTTCCTGCTGTCTAATAGCCGGCCGTTAGGTCCTATAGGTGTCATTCTCCTTATCAGCTCGTCTCCGGCGTAGTTTGTGGTCACTATAACCGGCATGTATGCTTCATACCTGGCGTTGATTATTGAGAATATCTTTGTGGATCCCCACTCTGTTGGCTGCTCGCTGCCTATGTCGTCTATCACCAGAAGGGGAACCTCTTCGTAAATTCTCATGATTTCCGCCTCTGTGGCCTCGTCGCTGCGGTCAAATGTCTGTTTTATCCTGGCCAGAAGGTCTATCATCGTCATGCAAACGACCGGTATTCCTTCTCTGATCAGCTGGTTCGATATTGCTGTGGCCAGGTGGGTTTTCCCTGTGCCGTAGCTGCCGGTAATGAATAGGCCGTTGCACTCTATCTCTGGTGGGTCCACTATGCCGTCCGGTCCCTTCTTTGGGAGCATGCCCCGGAAGTTATCGGCGTATCTTTTAGCTGCTTCGTATGCTCTCCTGTTCTCCTCATTCACCTCGAAGCGCTCAAATGTCCGGTTCAAAAACCGACCTCTGATCCCGCTGTCTTTGATCAGCTTATTTATCTTGCGTTGCAGTCGCTCTTGCTCTTCCCGGCGCCTTTTTTCTTCCTCTGCGGCCTTTTTGTCAGCCTCGACCTTTGCCCAGTATTGCTGGGCCTGTTTGCAGTCACAGCGTTCTGGTTCTGATATCCAGATAAAAATCTGTTTATGCTGCAGTGGGTTTGTAAGGCCGTAATGGTATAATGTTTTGCCGCAATATTCGCATTTCTTTGGTTCCGGTGGAGATTCGTTGTATTTCCAGCCTTCTGCTATGGCCTGATCGGACCGTATCTGAAACCGGTTCTCGGCCTCATTTCCCTCGGTATAAGTCGAAATCTTCGGCTCTCTTGAAACCTGCAAGCGCATCTCTCTTACTTTCGGCTCCCTGCGTGCTGGCCGCTGGTTGCTGATTGTTCCCGTCAAAATACTTGCTATTGATTCCATTCATCGGTTCCTCCTTGTATTCATCATCCCATCTTCCCTCGTTCAGCCAGGTTTTTGGGTTTGGTATATATCTGCCGTTTTCTCTCTGCCATTGCCACGTTGCTTTAGCTCTTCCTATGGCCGTCATGATCTTGTCAAATAGTTCTGTGTCCGGCTTTACCTTCTTCCAGGATGCTAATGCTGCCTTCTTGCCTACTTTCTTTGGGTAAGCTTCCCAGAACTCATCAAATCGTCGTTCTATCAGTGGTTTTGCTGGTTGTTTATCAGGTCCGTCAGTATCGCCCCCGCTTTCTGGCGGGTTATCGGTAGTGGGTGATAGGGTACCAGTAGAAGGTGATGAGTTAACGGTAATAGGCGTGGCTTGTACTGTGTTAGAACTGTGCATGTCTGGTGCTTGCATGGTGCTTTCCTGATATTCCTCTTCAAACTCCGGTGGCGGCGGTATTTCGCTCGCTTTTTCTCTGATATGAGGGTTCTGGTGCTTCGTGAAATTGACCACTTGGATGTAGCTCTTGTCTTCTACTGTGTACCTAAAAATAAAGCCTGTATCGTGTAAGGATTGGAGCATTCTGTCTACTCCGTCTGCATCCACATCGTCGTATCCCAGTAAAATTTTTTTAATCCTTCTTGGTTTATCTTCAAGCCTCCCTTCCCTGTCTGCTATGCACCATAAGCCTATGAATAAAAGCCTGGTTAGTGGCGGGAGGTCTCCGAGTATTTCGTTATCAAAAAATCCAGGTTTAATGCTTCGTGTTCTTGCCATCTGTGTATGTCACCCCCTTTGTTATTGGCCTAACTTAGCAAACATACACTTCAGCGCCTGTGAGCTTCTGAACTTCCTCTTTGAAGCGCTTCTCGTCGCTGTTGTTGTTGCTTAAGTGTAAAAGGTATATTTGTCTTACCTTACTCAAATCATTAGCTTTGAGCAGGTCCAGGAAATGTTCAAGGCTCATGTGGCTTTTTACCAGCCTTGGTACCAGCTCTATTGGTATATATCCGGCGTCCACGCTCCTCTGCAGTGTCTCGGCATCGTAGTTGCATTCCGCCATGATATGGGTCAAGCCCTGGAACTTGTACTTTATGTAGTACGTGTCCGTGAAGTATAGGAGCTTCTCGCCTGTTTCTACCGATGTGAAAAGAAATCCCAGCGGCTCTGGGGCGTCGTGCTGCACGTCGAATGGTAGCACTTTGAATGTTCCTATCGTCAGCTCCTGAAGTGCTTTTATCGCGTGTATTCGGTGCCCTGAAAGGCCACACGCTTCGATCGTGCCCTGACTGGTGTAAATGTCTACACCGAGTCTTGCGAGGTCCTTGGCGGCCTTACTGTGGTCTTTGTGGCTGTGTGACACAAAGCAGCCATCCATCTGTGTCACCTTGAACTCACATCCGACCTGTATTGACTTTATTGGTATGCCTGCATCCAGCAGCAGGCTGGTTCGGCCGTCGCTTATGCGGTAGGCGTTCCCAGCACTGCTGGAGGCTAAAATCTTGATGTCCATTAGAAGTTCGGTCCTTCAAAGATTGATTGTTGTGATTGTGCCGCTGCGCTTGCGTTTCTTGCTGGTGGTGCTGATGGCTGCTCTATGATCTCTCCTGTTTCTGGTTCTACCTGTGGGCTCTGCAGCTGCTTTGGTTCCTCCGTTGGTGTAGTGTCTATGATTATGGCGTTTGCGTGGTCTGCTATTTCGGCCTGGGCCTCAAGCTCTGCATATCTGGCCTCGCGCATCTTCATGTACTGGTAGTTGTCGTCTATCTTCTTTGGATCCCTTGGGATATGCTTTGCGCTGTAAACTTCGCGCTTGATGGTCTTCAGGCACATCTCTTCAAACCAGCCGTCGCTCTCCTTTTCTACCTGCCTGCCGTTTTCCCATACCTTGGTGGTTCCTCCCCAGAACTCGGCTGATGCGTATGCCGGCTTGCGTTTCTCGATGTCTCTCCTGGTCATGATGATCAGCTTGTTTTTGACCGGATCCTCGTACTCGATGTATCCAAAGCCGCCGACAATATTGCCTCTGTCAAAGGGGTTATTGATCTCAAAAATGTAGCTCTCTACCTTGTTGTCCTTGCTCTTCTTGATGGGTTTGAAGGTGTCTGTCGAATATACCAGTTCAATGGTTACCGCCAGTGGCTTCTCTACCGCGTATTTCTCGGCGATGTACTGGATTCCGTTGTATCCTGGCATGAGGGTGACGTCGTATTTGTTGGTCTTATTGTTCTTGTAGGGGATCGGGAAAAGGTGGTTATCCTGCATCATGTCCAGTCCCATTTTGGCGTAGTGCACTACGTCGAGGGCCAGGTCGTTTAGGTTGACATTGTTCCATGTTACCGGAAGGTTGTTATCGTACTTGTGGTCCTTATTGTTATCGTTCTTTCGGATCCTGGCTTCCTCTGCCATCTTTAGGGCTCTGTCAATCGATATGAAGTATCCCTGGATCAGCTGCCTCTGGTAGTCTGTTACCTGAATTGCTCCGGCTACGTTGCTTCCAAATTCCTTGAGTACCGTGTTAGTGAAGCGCTCGCTCATTGAGAGCTGCTGGGTCTCTGCTGGCTGCAGAGCTCCTTGATTTTGGTTCTGAACTGCTGGTTTCTGATTTTTTGTGGTTGTGGTTGTCATTTGAACTCCTCCTTAAATTTGAATTGTGGTTTTGTCGGCCATACTGAAAACTTGTACTTCTTTGCCTTCATCTGTGACTATCACGTCACCTCCGTTTAAGGTTCCGAATAGTCCGAAGGCTGCCCAGTTGCATCCTTCCTTGCTATCTTTCGTCGGCGATCCTTTACCGGTGTGTCTGCCTATGCATGTCTGGTATGCGTCGTTCGGGTCTGCCCCTGCATCCTTGAACTCTTGTATGGTTGAAACCTTCCCGCAGGCTGGGCATTTAAATGCCCATTTCATCGGGTCTTCTCCGAACCTGTTCTTAAGCTCTGCGAGCCATTCTCCGTGTGTGTACCTCATGCTTGTACCTCCAATCTCAGTCTCTTGTCCTGCTCTGAAACTACCAGGCGTATTACCTGGGTATCCATCCGTAGGAGCCTGGTTACGCTTTCGGCGTTGTCTATGAATACCGGCATTGCCAGGTTCCAGTGCTTCGACAATGTGTCGATAATCTCCAGGCCGGCGTTTATTCTGGCCGCGTTGTTTGCAAAGGTGAAAGGCACCATCCTGCCGCCTTCTGAAGGTATCATGACTTCGCAGTCGTCTTTAATTCCGCCGTTAAGCTGCTCCTGGAAAAGCCTGAAGCGTACGCTTTGGAACTTGCTATTTATCTTGTCGTCCAGAAGGTTTACCTTGGTCTTTGTGAACACTTCGCAAAGGTAGATCCCTTTTTCCAGCTCTTCGTACTGCTTTGAAAGCTCTTTCTCCCTGGTCTGAAGCTCTGCGATTCTCTCCTCCTGGCTCTTTGCTACCAGTATCCTGGTCTTCAGCTCTTCCTGCTCCCTTATCTGTTCGTACAATGCCTGGATCCGCTCTGTGTACTTGGATGCTATTGCTTCGATCTGGCCACTCTTGTTATTCTCCTCTTCGCGGTATCTGGCAATCTCGGCCATTATGTTGGTGTACTCTTCGGTGCTTTCAAAAGGCGCCGGCGTCTTTAGTTGGCTTTGCAATGCCTTCAGCTGCTGTTCGTAGTCTTCTACGAGCTGCTCATCGTTCTTGATCTGCTCTCTTAATGCGTTGGCTTTTTCCTCCATCTCGGCGATCATTTCTTTGCTGGCCTCGCGCTGGCCCTGAATGTTTATCTGTTCCAGGCGTCTACTCTTCTGAAGGTTGAATGCTTCGCGAAGCTGCTGGATTTCCTCCTCCGGAAGTGGTCTGTGGCATGTCGGGCAGTTCTCTTTGCTTTCGTCCCATGTCTCCTTCTGTACTGCCATGTAATCGTTGATTAAGCTTTCTCTGTGACTCTTAAGCCTTTCTATCGTCCTCTGGGTCCTCTCCAAGTCGGCCTTGGCATCCTGGATGCGGTTTGCTACTGCTATCTGGTCTCTCTTCAAGCTGTTTATTGCCGCGTAGGTTCCCTCGTTGAGGCTGCTTGTTTTGGTTGCATATGCTGCCCTGGCTTCTGCCAGCCTGGTGTTAGCCTCGGATATTTGCTTTCTGATGGCCATCGTTGTAAGGTCTCCACTTAAAGCCTGGGTCTTCTCTGTTTCGAGCTCGCTCTTCTGTTTGTTGAGTTCCTGGATCTTCTGGTCGATGGTCTTCGGGTTAAGACCTTTAATGTCGGGGATTGCTCTCTGGGCCTCGTCAATTCTGCCTGGTATCTCCTGCAGCTGCTTGTTGATTTCAGTCTTCTTGGCGCTGGCTATCTTCTTGTACTCGTCCACTGTGTAGTATTGGTTGGTGGTTCCCGGCATCAAAAGGTAATTTGGCAGGTCCTTCAGCTCCGGCGTGCTGTTGATTACATCCTCGTCTGAAACGTCCCCGCAAATCTCCAGCAGGATCTTCCTCCTGGCGTCCCAGCTCATCTCTTCCGGGAAGTAGTTTGGCATGGTCAGCATCTTCATTTTCTCTGCGCTGCCGCCGCAAAGTGAAAGCATGGTTGCTTCGTATTCCTTTTCCTTCGTTGGTACGCCATCGATGTAAAAATCTATGGTATGGCCATCAAACTCTTCTGTAGCCGATCCGCGCTTTTTCTTGTATACCTCGTGGTAAACCTTGCGAAGGGTTATTACTCGGCCGTCGTTCAATTTAAAGGTCGCCTCTGCTGCGTGGTCCAGGTAGTGAAGGTCTCCGTCCGGACCTTTGGTCTTTGGTGTGTAGTTCTTTGCTCCTGTGCTGGCCTTTCCGAATAGAAGCCAGGTTATTGCGTTGAATACCGTTGTCTTTCCTGTAGCGTTGTCTCCGTAAATGCTGGCGCTGTGGCCGTCTAACTTGAATTCCTCTGATTTCAATCCCTGAAAGTTTTCAAGCTTCAATGTTAATAACTTCATTTGTCATCCTCCTCGTTTTATGGTTTTTGCTTGGATTGACAAACCGCATCTCCCCGGGATATAATGGGGGTGTGGTTGGGTCGTCCCTTAAGGGAGGGCCTTTTTCTATTTCACCGGTAGCTGCAGCTTGTCTCTGCGCTTCGATCTCCATGCATCTTGCGAGGGTGTACTGTGAGAACTCCTCTTCTATGATCGCCTCCTCTACCAGCTTTCCAATGTACCAGGGCTGCTGCCTTATTCCGCCTGCGTCGCCTTCTCTCTCAAGGATCCAGGCGAGTTTCTTCTGGGCCCTGGGTAGTGCCCATTCCATCTCTTCATCTGTTGGCCGTCTTCCCAGGAACAGGGCCGCTTCATCCCTTATAAGCTGGGCTGTTGCTTGCATGGTATTCTCTCCTTTCTGCCTCTCTGAAGGCTCTTTTGAAATCTATCCATTCTCCTCTTGCTGTCCATCCTGTATAAAAAAGCAGGATCATCATCGGCAATACCAAAATCTCGCCGCCTGGAGCTCCGGTCCTGCTCTGGTATGTCTCCCAGGCCTGCTTTGCAATTTCGACGGTTGTCATGGCCGTCAAAACGAGAACTCCTATCCTGATTCCTGCTCTTACGCTCCTTCTTAATTGAAGGGGCTTTTTCTTTATCCTGTTGTTCATTCCGCTGCGACCTCCTCTTTGATTTGGGCCTTTCCAATGATGGTTTTTGCTCTGTCTTTGAAAGGCGCTATCTCTTCCTCCGGTACATTTACCTGGGTTACCATCCCTTTGGCTATGCCTTCTCTGGCTTCCAGCTCCACTATGTCTCCTACTTCGACCTCTGTCGGTGTGTAGTAGGTGTATTCCCTTCCTTGTGGCTGGCCGTTTCTTATGAAGCGCAGCTTGATGATGTTGGTTTTTAGGCTGTTTTCTTGCATTCCTCTTCCCCCTTTGTTTTCGCCGGTTCTGGCGTTTTTTGGTTTTCTCTGCTGCAGTCGCATTTCTCGCCTGGATCCAGGCTTGCGCCGCAGGCCTCACAAATCCAGTAATAACTCATGCCTGCCTCCTTTTAATCCATGTGTCCCCAGTGGTATCTGATGTTAGTTGCTCCGGCTTCTTTCAGAAGCTCTTCGACCTTGTCTTTGCTGGCCTCCCAGCTGCAGCTTCCTTGCCATGGGCCGGTTGGTGGCATCTTGTACCTCTGTCCTTCGTAGTCAAACTCAAATCCTGCGCCAAGAACGCAGCTTCCGACGTCGCCATATTCTCTCGCCCATTCTGCCCAGGTTTCTTGTATCTGCAGGAGCTTGTCTGGAACCTTTATAACCTCGTCTCGGCTCCCTCCGCGTCTCCAGGCTCTATATCTTGAGAAGTGAATTGTGTTAAGTTCCCAGTATCTTGCTGCCGCCTCGTATGCTGCGCTTCCCTCATCGGTGGTTCCTATGCAGTAAAATGGGTCCTCCATGTATGTTCCGTCGATTCCGTCATATGTGCCCATGCTGTCTCGGTAAATAATTGGCATCTTGTAGATGTTCTCTCCGAGCTCTGCCGCTATGCTTTTAACTACTGCCTCTACGTTGTTAGTGACACTCATTCCGTCTTGGTCTAAATCGATGATTACCAGGACGCTTGTCCCATTAGCTTCCCTGGTGTGGTAGGTGAAATCTGATCTCATTGCTCTGCCTCCTCTTCGCTTTCTTGGTCCTCTTCCTCTTTGGCCATTTTGGCCTTGACCTCTCTCCAGCAGTCTGGCCCGTACCCGCGCTCTATGCTCTTTGGGTCCTTTAGTGGCCTTTGACACTTACCGCATACTGTTGACATTCTTCCGCCTCCTTTCTTAATTCTTCAGCTCTGGCCATAATCGACCGGCTGTATTGACTTGTGGTTTTGCCTTGCTTCCAGAGCTTTTTAGCTCCATTCTCTCCGCAGTTGTAAGCCATCAGCACCAGGTGTGGGTCTTCGTATTTTGCTGCCAATCCTGCAAGCATCCGGATCCCTGCGAGTATGTTCTGCTCTGCCTCCAGGAAGTCTTCTATCCCCAGTTCCTCCTTGAGCCATTCGTGATTTACCTTGTTGATCTGCATGATACCGTAATCGTTGGTCTTGCTGATCACCTTCTCCCGGTAGTCGCTTTCCTGGTCCATTAGCGCCAGGACCATCTCGTAATCCAGGCCGTATTCTTCGCAAAGCCTGAAGGTGTATTCCTGGAGCTCTTGCGAAAGTGGGATGTCGTAAATCCTGATCTGTGGCTCCGGTTCCTCTTCCAGTTCTGGTTCCGGTATCGGGCTTGGAGTGATTATGGTCGCTACTATGGCTGGTGTTGGTATGTGGTGCTGTATATGTAGCAGCTCGACCGCGCTGGCTATGGTTTGCGCCTCTTGCTCCGTGGCGTGTAAGTCGAGCATTATTTTGCCTGTGAAAAGAATTGCTGTGGCAAATATTAAAGTTGTTGTTCTCTTAAAATGCTTCATGGCTTGTCCTCCGTAAGCTCAACAGTAGAGCCTTTCCTCCAGGTACCGGCGTGAAACTCTGCCGGCGTTTGTGATCTTCCCTTGCTTTTTCAGTTCCTCGTTGAGCTGTCGGATGATTTTATATGCGTGGCTTTTTGAAACTTCGAGCAGTTCTGCTACTTCATCTGCTTTTACAAACTTTGATTTTTCTTGAATGCTGGTTGCCACCATCAAAACCTCCTTTACCTTAAGTTTTTCTCTACCCACAGTTTCATCTCCATTGCTGCCTTCGAGATGTTCTCAAGTGCTTTGAGGATCTGTTGCACCTGCGGCTGCTCGTCCTCTGAAACTATCCCGTCTTTCACTATCTCCAGGATGGTCTTCTGGATGAACTCTGTATTGCCCAGCGCTGTCAAAATCCTTATCGTGATCCTGTCCAAGTGAAGAAGCTCTGCTGCCGGTACGGTCTGTTGTCCAAGTGGGCACATCCTTGAGCAAAAGTAATTGTTGAGCTCTGGTGTGTTGTATGCGTCGCTCATCAAAAGGACTTCCTCTGGATAAGGATTAAGGCTACCGAGTTCAATTCGTGCGAGCCTGGTGCGGTCAATTCCAAGCTGTTCAGCTGCTCCTTCCCGGCTATTTAGGTTGTCATTGCACGCTGCTGCCTCCATTCGTGCTTTGTAGAAGATGTTATCTGCGGCTTTCGTAGCCTTTTTGGCCATATATTTGGTCACCTCCCTGCAATATAATTAGTGTATAAAGTTTCTCAATGTTGGGGATATTACGGTCTGGAGTTCTCATTTTCCGAGAACCGTTCCGTAAAAAAAATTGCAGGGTTGACTTCGTAGCCATTCACACAAAGCTCCTCGAATTCGTCGACCGTCAACCGGATTGCTCCTGTTTCCAGTGCGCTTATCCTTTGAACGGTTTTGCCAGTTTTCTTGGCTATGTGTGTTTGGGTCACGCCTTTGCTCTCTCGATATTCTCGGAGTCTCTGATGCATTGGCTTCACTTTTAGTACCCTCCTTTCGTATTCTCATTTATTGAGAATTGTAAGTATATTTTAATGCTCAATTTCCGAGAAGTCAATAGTAAATTCTAAAATTTTGAGAAATTATTTCTCAAAATCTACGAATTGTTATATAATGTTATGACTGGAGGTGTTTCTATGCTCACTTTTGGAGAACGTCTTCGTATGGCTCGTGAGCGAGCAGGCCTCTCCCAGCTGGACGTCTACAAGGCGATTAATTTGAGTAATAAGTCCCTTTCTCGCTACGAGAACAATGCTACCGCACCTGATCCGGATACGGTGAGGGCTCTTATCGAGCTTTATGACGTCTCCGCCGATTTCATCATGGGCTTATCTGATGAGATGGGTCGAGCCAGGCCCTCGAAGTGTGGTACATCGAAGTCGAAGCCAAAGCTGGCCGAGGCGGTTGCGTCAGGCGATAAAGAACTTATTAAAAAACTTGAGAGCCTTTCCCCTGAAGCAAAGGAGAAGGCCGCAGAATACGTTGATATGTTGAAAACGCTCGAAGAGGTCAAAACCTCCGAGACTGTTATTGATTTCGAAGAGAAAGCTTGAAGCGCGAATTAAGGCGATACTTCGTTTTCTGGGATTGAGAGGAGGGTGGTCATGGGTATGTTTAAGGTGTGGTCTTCATCGGCCGACGATTGCACCTGTTCGCTTTGTGCGAAACTGGACGGCACAGCCGTGAATATTGATGAGGTTTTTGAAATTGCGGGGTGTTCTGTCATGGATCCTCCGCTGCATGATGGTTGCCGGTGTACTGTCTCCTGGGTGGACGAGTCCTTCCTGGAGCATCGGCTTGTTAGGGCTTATAAATCATTTGTGAAGTTCTCTAATGCTGCGAGCACTTCTCGCGTCTTCCAGCAGTTTGTTGCCTGTTTCTTTGCTGCAGAATATTTTCTGGAGCAGCTGGCGTCGGCATCGTGCGTTGATCTCGCTTCAGCTGGCCTGGCTCAAAATGATTTTAAGGTGCAGCTGCAGGATATCAGGTCTCGTCGTGATCAGCTGTTTAATACTGCCCTTAAGCGTGCCTATGATCACGCGCAGGGAGAGGCTTTGCAGCTCAAAACGGATCATGGTCGAAAGAACCGGATGGAGATGTGGCTCCAGGGAGTCCTGGCTTCGCAGGCCTTGTCTCCTGTGAACTACGAATACCTGAAGGAATTGTTTCCTGATCTTTAGGGGGTGTTGAAATGCAGGAAAAAATCGTCATGGAAGGTCTTGCAAACATGGTAAAAAGCGCCTTTAATGTACAGAACGGGCGCGGGATCCTGACAAACCGTCGGTTCATTTACTCCCGGCATAAACTTTCCAAAATCATAGCTATTGGGGCTCTTGTTAACCTTACGCAGGGCGATTATGAATTTGAGATCCCTCTGGAAGATATTAAGAATGTCTCCCGCGGGAAGCAGGGCTTCAGTAGCAATGTTCTTGTTATCGAAACGAAGGCCGGCGAGGTCTTCAAATTTGCGGTAACAAAATACCTTGAATGGGAGATTGCCTTTAATAATGCTTTGGCTGGCTCTGCAGTTGAATAACCTACGGTTAAAAAATAAGCCCTGGCCTGCTTTCCGGCCGGGGCTTTTGTGAAAGGAGGTATGCGATTGCCTGTCTACAAATACGAAACTAAAACCGGAGCTAAAAAGTGGTACGCTGCCTTCTGGTATACTGACTGGACCGGGAAAAGGCGGAAAAAGAAAAAAGAGGGGTTCGATAAAAGGTCGGACGCCCAGGCTTTCGAGCGTGAATTTCTTCTGAAGAATAGCCGGAGCTGTGAAATGTCTTTTGCCTCTCTGGTGGAATTGTATCGGGCCGATGCCGAGCACCGCGTCCGGGAAGGTACGCAGGGCACACAGGATTCCATCATCGACAAGTGGCTGCTCCCTTACTTCGGTGAGCTTCCGGTCAATGAAATTGACGCCGTGACCATCCGGAACTGGCAGAACACCGTCATGTCTGCTATAAATCCTCGGACCGGTAAAAAGTATTCTGAAACCTATATCCGGTCCATAAATAGCCGGCTGTCGGCAATATTTAATTATGCAGTTAAGTTTTATAACCTGCAGTCTAATCCGTGCCATCCTGCCGGGTTTATGGGTAAAAAGAAGGCCGGGAAGATGAAATTCTGGACCTTGGATGAATTTAACCAGGCTATGGTCCACGTTACAAACTGGAGCTTCCGTGTCGCCTTTATGCTTATGTACTGGTTGGGCCTGCGTGAAGGTGAGTGCTTGGCTCTGCAGCCGGCCGATATCCTTTCGACAAAGGTCGCCCGGATTGAAAAAACGCACCACCGGCGCAAGGGCGAAGACAAGAACGGTCCTCCTAAAACCGATAATAGTTACCGTGATGTCTCTATGCCGGATTTTCTCTATGATGAGGTCATGCGGTATATCAATGCTCTGTATGATATCGACGAGCACGACCGTATATTCTACTTCCAAAAGGGAACTCTGGGGCGTACTCTCAATGAGGCGGCCAATGCTGCCGGAGTGAAACGGATCCGTGTTCATGATCTCCGCCATTCTCATGCTGCCTTGCTGGTTGAACTGGGTTATTCCATCGTTGCTGTGGCCGAGCGCCTGGGTGATACCGTCGAGGTGGCCATGTCTACCTACGCTCATCTCTATCCAAACAAAATGGAGCAGGTTGCTGCTGATTTAAATAAGCAGGCCACCGTCAAAAATGAAACTCCTACGGCGGTTGTTTTTGATCTCGAAAAAGTAGAAAAGAAAATCTCAAAAAATTAGAAAAAAGGGTCAAAAAATTAAAAGTGGTACGCTTCTGGTACGCTTTCATAAAATAAAAATCCGGAACACCAGGTTTCATGCTGGTTTCCGGATTTTTATACGTTATTCCCATTCGATAATAGAAAGTTATCCTGTGTTATGTTGGGTGATTTTTAACTGGGTTTTATTATTTGTATTATTCATATTATCGCCCTTATTTCTATTTCTGAAAAATTTCGGTACGGTTTTGGTACGCTTCCTTCTCTTCCTGGTCCTTTTCCTCTTCAGGTAACCTTCCCAGGTGTTCCAGGTAAAGTCTGGCCGCCTCGTTGTAAAAATCCGAGCGTGAATAAGACTTCTCTTCCTGGTTTCTCTCCTCGACGTACTGGTCGATTATATCAAGTATACCTATGGCTGTGTGCACCGTTATCGGTACGCGCCTTGTTTTGCCTTTTAGTGGTCGTCCGTATCCTGCCATGCTATCTGTCCTCCCTGTTCTTTACTGCTGCGTCCACGAGCTTGTCGAGCTGCTTCCTGATTCCTGGGTCCAGCGTCTGGATCCATCTCACTGGGATCTCGTTGTATCCGTATATGACTCCGGCAAGGCCGCCGGCGATTGCTGCGATGGTGTCTGCGTCTCCTCCAAGGTTGGCCGCCTCGATTATGGCGTCCTCAAAGGTTACGGTTGCTGCTATGCTATGAAGTGCGCAGTTGAAGCTATCCACGACATACCCGGTCGGTTTGAGCTTCTTCCTGGCCTTCAGGCTGTATTCGCTGTCTTTTAGCACATCTCTTATTATCTGCAGAGCCTCTTCTCTACTTATCGACTCGGTTATTAAGTGTATCATTTCTGTGTATAAATTACAAGCCTCCGTTGACTTTTTATCCCAGTGTGTCATTTGTGCTATGGCGCCAGCTGTTTCTACTGCCATCAGCAATTCTTTGTAATAAAGGCCTGGGTAAACCGTGCGCATAAGCGCTCCATTTCCTCCACTGCGGCCTCCGTTTGCTTCGGAGGTATATTTACTTGCTTCGAACCATTTCTCCTCGTCTGGCTCGTTATTTTGGCCCAGGAATGCTGCCCAGCGTATGCTCATGCTGCAGGTTCCTCCGATGTCCTTTGGTCCACTCCTGGCCCATTCGATGAACCTTTTCCCGATGGCCTGGATCGGGTTGTCCGGGCCCTCTATAATTCCTTCAGCTACGGCCAGGGTCATTTGTGTGTCGTCGGTGATCTCTCCTGGTACAACATTCAGCCAGCCGCCTCCGATCATCTCGGTTACTCGACCATGCTTCCTGGTGATCTCCTTTTTACTCATAAATTCAAGGGGTGCTCCTAAAGCGTCCCCTATCGCTACGCCGTACAAAGCACCGGCGATTCTATTTCTAATATCCTTCACTATTGTTCCTCCTCTCTTTTCTACCACCATGTTACGCGGCGATCTACGACGATTTCGTCGTCTTTGTACTTGGTGTACTGGATCGGAGTGTCCGGCTCTCCGTTAAATTTGTTGTTGTGCTTCGTGCATAGATTGATTGGTCTGTCTGATATCGGGTCAGTGTCAACAAGAAGTGTTCCGTCTTCTCCTTCGTATACCGGTCTGTCCCAGTTATCGTACCCTGAAAACTTGAATAGCCTTTTCATTTCTTCTCCTCCTCGATCGTCTTTTCTGTGCACTTGCTGCACAGGTCCTCTTTTACCCAGTAACATCCGCCTTCGCATGCATTGTATTGGGTGCAGCCACAAACTCTGCACTTCTGTTCTTCCTCGGCCTGCTCCTCTTCGTCGATGATGTATGCCATCATCTCTCTTAATTCGTTCTGCACTATGTTCCTGGTGAATGCTTCACAGAAAAGTTTCCGCATGTCTCTGGTGCTGATTCTAATATCCATATCCACCTGAATGTCTTCGATGCAGCGCTCTACAAGCTCTATAAGTTCCTTCTTGGTTCCGTACCACTCGTTTCTGTATCCCATGTTCTTTCCTCCTTGTGTTGTTTTGCCTGCTCTTGGTTGGTTATCCACCCGCGCCGCGTGGAGGCGGCAGGCTCTGCGGGCATGGCACCTATCAAGGCGCCGGTTGCTATATGTTTGGGTTCTTTAATCTTTTAAACTCTTCCTGGAGCTCTTCCAGCTCGTGCTTTTTCCGGGCTATTTGTTCCTCGAGTTCCTTTGCTTTAATTGCCGTCGGCAGCATGTCGGCTATTATCCTGAACCCGAAGGTGTCATAAAGGCTGGCGATCTGCTTCTTGCCTTCTGTCTCGCTTATGGCCGGGTGGAATGTATAAACAGTTTCTATTGCTTCATACTCTTTGTCGGTGAATTCTCGCTTTGTGAGATTTTTGAACTCTTGTTTCGTCATGGTTAACTCCTCCTTCTCAATACTTGAGAACATTATAAACTGCCGTTGGTTAATAGTCAATAAAAAAGACCACCAGATATGAAGAATATCTGGCGGTCCTTGTTTGTGTTATTCATCCGGGAACGTCTCCAGCGTTCCTATGGCGGCGAAGGTCTTTTGCTCTTTCACGGTCTGCTCGATCTTGGTCTCAAGCCATAGCATTAAGTCTCCATATAGGTCCTCTATCATCTGTTTTGCCTCGGTCGTGAGCAGTTGAAGGGCTATATTCTTCGCTGTGTTGAATGCTATCTTCTGGGCTTCCTCGTCAAATTTGCCCTGTTTCTTGAGGCTGTCGACGTATGTCTGGGCCGTATAAGTGACGGCCTGTAGGACTGCGTCTGTTGCTTCCTGAAGATATGTCCTGACGAGCTCGTTATTGATCTTGGTCGTGGTCTGATCTGCCTTGGCCTTCAGGTATTTCACCAGGTAGGTAACCAGTACCGGAATGGCCGGAATAACTACGACCTGGATTATGGTTGTGAGTATCTCTTTCATTTAACTTCCTCCTCTTTATTGAAGTATCAAGTCTTCGAGCCTTACGGCTGCTGTGACTTGACCTTGCTGCCTACCTTGATGGTTTGCTTTGGTGCTGGAGCCGGTGTTGCTGGCCCTGCTGCTACCTGGGTGCCGCCGGCGGTCGTTATATAGGTGTCAAAACCTGCAGCCTTAACCTTGGCCGCGAATGCGTTAGCATTTGCCTTTATGCTGAATGCTCCGACCTGGACTCTGTAAAGGTTACCGGACTTCTTAATGATTGCATCAAAGCCGGCTGCCTTTACTTTGTGATATTGAGCGTCTGCATTTGCTTTGACTGAATAGGCACCTGTTTGGACATAATACATAATGCCTGGATGTGGCTGCTGTGGTGTCGGCGTGACCGGTGCGACGGTCGCTTCAAGTTTGGCCATCATGGCCACTATGTCGGTTCCATAACTTGCTGAAGGTGCCCATTTGCCTCCGAGCTGCTCCACGGTAGGTGCTGTGCCTTTAAGGTATGGGAAATGACGAGGATCCGGTGTTCCTGCTTTTGGGTATCCAGGAGCTCCGGCATAAAGTGCCAGGTGATCTACCTGGGCTTGAATTCCTTCCTCCCAAGATGTGAAGCGCTGGTGGGCGTTCGGATCGTTGTTTGCTCCTCCGGATTTTGTCTTCAGTCCACATGGGTTCTTGAAGCTGGCGTCCAGAACTCCTTTAAATTGACCATACCCGGTCTCTTTTGCGCTCTGGGTATATGCTACTACAGGGTTTACTCCTGCAGCTTGTGCAATCTTCCAGAATGTCTCGGCCAGGCTGATAAATAATTCAGTGGCTCCGCTTTTCTTTGCCCACGCTGCAGCCTGCGCTGCCGTTGCTGTCGCCTTCCCTATGATGGAATGGCCACCAGCTTGTCCTGTGGATCCTTCAGCCATTTTCTTGGCCACATCTGCTCTGAAGGTATCCATGTTCTTACCGTGTTTAGGGAACCAGTGCATTACGTCTGCGTGGTTGCTGGCTATTCCCAGCTTATTTCCTTCACTGTGGCAAATGAGCCATGGTTTTTCAGGCTTGATGTTGTATTCTTTGCAAAGGTACGCGCAAAGCTCCACAGCTTCCTGGTATACCTTGTTGAAATATACGGGATCTGTGAGGCCATCTTCGCAGATCTCGAAGCCTATATATCCGTTGTTGTTTGCGTTCTTTGCGCTGCCAAGGGAGCCGGATCCACTGTGCCATCCTACCATATCCCATGGTAGGGTCTGATATGTTGCTATGCTGCCGTCCTGCAGCTTCCCGATGAAAGCGTGGACGCAGACGCTACGGCCTCCTGGTGTCGGCGTGTTCCAGTGGTTATTGTACGGATTTTGGCCGAGCAGACCATCATCCGGGCCGACATACCTTTTCAGCCACGGGTTATTCGCGCCGGTACTGTGAACCATGATTCCCTTTACCGTGTGCTTTTTCCCCGATTTGTAGCAGTTGTTTTGAGTTAAAAGTAATTTTTTAAGGTTCATCCTTCAACCTCCTATTCCGAGTATTCCTCGTTATACTCTTGCTCTGCCATTGCAGAGTCATAAATGATGCCGCCCTTTGTATTCTCCTTTTCTGCCTTTTTGTAATAAAAGCCGGTAGCTGTGGCCAGCTCGGCAAAAATAGAAGGTATCAAATAAGCGAGCGGTGAAAGATCGCCAGTCATATAAATCATTCTGCATGAAAAAATGACCACTGAAATGGTCATTATCGATACTCCTACAAAAATGATCTTTGAAAATGCGATCTTTTTCTTGCCTTTAGTGCGCCTCTTCATGATCATGCCTCCTAATACATGTTTTTCACTCCTTGCTCTGTTAGGAAGTCTTTTTGCTCGTGTTTTACCTTCTGGGCATATTCCAGCGCGGCTGTGAGCTCTCCGTTGCATTTTCCGTCTTTTATTGCGCGTGCTGTAGCTTCTCCCAGAGCAATTGCAGCGCCTATCCCCTTGATTACCAGGAGCTCATTCTTTTCTCTAGCCTTGTCAATTTCGTCCCTCTTTGCGTCCCTCTTTGTTATGTTCCTCTGGATCGTCCAGAAGCATAAACCGGTTACTGCGCTTGGAACTCCCATAAAGGCCAAGACTGTTAACATGTCAATTTCCATCGATAATCCTTCACCTCTCTCCCTCGCCTGATTGCTCCGGTGCAAAGCCCAGAGCCTTGCGTAATCCATAGCTGTTGAAATGTTTCATCACTCCGAGATAAGATGCCTCCGTTGCCCGCAGGCTTTCCTCGTCAATCTCGCCGCGCTCATACGCGGACCTGACGTACTTCAGTCTGGCTTTCATTTTCTTTGCGCTGGCTTTTTTCAGTTTGCGGTGTGTATTGAAGATTCGGAAGCCTACAAATTCGATGCCTTGGCTTATTGGCCTGATTGCTGTCTTTTTGTTGAGGTTTAGTCTTAACTTCTCCCAGAGAAAGTTCTCGATGTCGTCTTTTATCGCGTGGAGGTACTGCTTGTCATTGTGCAAAATGATTATATCGTCCATGTATCGGATATAGTAACGAAGCCGCAGATCCCTCTTTGCGTACTGGTCCAGCTCGTTTAAATAAATATTTGCAAACAGCTGGCTGGTCAAATTACCTATAGGCATTCCTTTGTCTGTAAGCCTATCCTCTCTGGAGCAGTCCTCTGGGTTCGTAAATGCCGGCAGGCCAAATGCTGTATGTTCACAGTTGATTATCTTTTTGAGTAAGTCCAGTAGGTCCTCGTCTTCGATTTTCTTCCGGAGAATGTCCATTAAAACTCCATGATCTACCCGGTAGAAATACTTTGAAATGTCCAGCTTTAAATAATAATACCGTCCCTCCTTCCTGCTTACTTGTCTCATCCAGTATTGAAGTCGATCCGCCGCACGGTGGGTGCCTTTTCCTTCTCGGCATCCATAGCTGTCGTATATGAATTGCTTATCAAACCATGGGTTCAGGTGCCTGTATATGGCCCACTGAACTACGCGATCCCTAAACTGCAGGGCCATTATGAGCCTTTTCTTGGGCTCATAAACGTAAAACTCACGATAGCGACCCACTCTGTAGTTCTTATAAATCAATTCATTTTGAAGCTGGATCAAATTTTCTTCTAAATGTGCTGAAAACTCTAACACATCACCTCGGTACCGTTTGTTTTTTCTGGCACTTAAATACGCTTCATATAGGTTCTCGAAGTCATAAATGGTGGAGTAAATATTCCGTAGCGTTTTCAAATGTACCTCCTCCGAATTATTAATTTCGCCGAGCGTGGCGGCTTTCGTTTCCTACCGGTCGCCTTCTCTGGCAATTCAATCTTTTGCCTTCTACTGCCCGAAAGGCACGGAGATAGATCCCTTTGTCCCCCTGTACCGTCCTGGTGCCACATAAGCGCCAAGCTTCTGACGTGCGAGGGCAGAGCAGAGCGGAAACCGATATTCGTACCAGCGTTGGAGCGGGAGTTGTTGCCATTCGCGTAGAAGACACCCGCGTTGGAGCCGTTGTTCCAGTTGCCGCCGCGAAACGCGAGGCGCCGCAAGTTTATGCGACCTATCCCCGATGTTATCTAATTTGTAGACTTCATCCAGCCTCCGAGCATCTTCCCGATTTCATTCAGCTGCTTGCTCCAGATTTCATATTTCCGGAGTGGTAGGTATTTGGTATCCTTATCGGCTGCAAGCCTGATAAAGGTCCTCAACACATCCAGCTCCGTGTCTATTTCCATCTGGATCTGCTTTTTGTTTCGCTGCTTGTTTGCCTGGATGATCAGCCTCAAAATTTTATACATGCTTTGCTTTATCTCCGTCGCGAGGGCATACCGCTCTGCTCTCGGGAATTGCAGAAGGCACTGATTTCCGTATTTGATCATGTCGTATGTTTTTTGCAGTATCTTCAGCTCTTCCATTCAATCCCTCCGTGGTTGAAAGTGAAAAGGGAGCCTGCGGCTCCCTAAACCAGATTACCAGGGTTCCAGATATCAGATTCCCGGAATATAAGCGGAGCGGAAACCGATAGCCGCACCAGCGCCGGAGCGGGAGTAGGCGCCATTCGCGGAGAAGACACCCGCGCCGGAGCCGAAGGACCAGTAGCCGCCGCGAAACGCGAGCCTTTCTCCGCGGTTCCTCATGTAGAAATAGTCTCCGCCATGATCTCCGTTGTCTGCCGGGAATAAAGCTAATGCTTTCAGAATTTCCGGAACTGTTACGCCGTTAGCTGCAGTTAATATGTTAAATTGTTGAGCTCCGTAAGGCAAGTCATTTGATGCTGGGAACTCGAGCACTGTATTAAGCCTAAACGCTTTACCTGCATCAACAGTTCCTGGATCTGCAGTGTAATCCCATTTCAATGTTCCTACTGTTCCTGGTGCCACAAGTGTTCCATCCGGCATTATGGCTTTCCATTTTGAGCTTTCAGCTGCCTGACTATTATCTGAGTCTGCTGCATCGTTATTGGGTAAAATTTGAATTTCCCCGTCTACAGTACGATAGCCGCCAACCCACTCATGTACATTTCCATTTAAATCCCATATGCCGGTTACTTCTCCGTTGTGACTCCATGTTACAGGACCTGATCCGGTTGCTACCCTGCAGGTCCTGCCTTGTGCGTCTATATAAGTCGGTATGGCTACATAGGTGCTCTCTGATACGTCTTTGCCATAGTTGTTATTGCCTTTTGGCATAAGGTTGTTTTTCCTACACCACAGCGCAATTGCTGCCCATTCCGCGTTAGTCATAGGATGCCAACCCGGACCTTTTGCTTCGCAGGCCTGTCTTGCAGTATCATAATTTACGTTTACAGCTGGATCCTCTCCTGGTAAGCTGTAAGCTCTGCCGTTGTGGATTACATTCTGGAACTTGGAAATGTATATTTCCGGAACTTCTATTCCATTAACGATGAACGCTGGATGTGTGCTGTTGCTGCCTCCGGCGATTACGTCTGAAATCTTAAATTTTGGAATGCGCACCATTACGCTGGGTAGTCCCTTGTCGTCCAGCAATATGTCATTCCCTGGGCATGTTGCTTTGAGTGCTAATTTAACTAAATCAAAATTCGCCATCTGTTCAGTCCTCCTTTAGTTTGACGGTACCAGGTTTTCAAGGCTCCAAAGCGTCAGAACTACCTCGCTCATGTCGATAGGTAGCGGCTCTGGGATTTCCTCTTCGGTCTCTGGTTCCGTGTATTTGATTGCTGGTATGTCAAATTGTGCCACATAGTACAAACCTTCTCCTGTTCCTACGACCAGTTGGTTGTCTCTATTACTACAAATATCAATGTGTACCGGCCAGTCTCTTTGATATTTAGCCATGTTGATCATGATCTCATAATCGCCAAGAAATACCATTGTACTATTTTCCTCGTAAGCGATTTTAGGGCCTTCGTTCTTTTCGATTATCTGAATCATACGAGCATCCCTCCTTTAATTCTTAATTTTAGGGTTACGCTTGTGGCGCTGCCATCAAAGGCTATTTTGAAGCCGTTCAGCTGCTTATCAAACACGGTAATGTCCCCCACATTGCCGTTTGCGCTGATTAATTCCCAGCTCACGTCGTAGTTTAGGGTCTTCCTCGCTGTTCCTAAACTCACGGTCTGGGTGCTGTCGTTGAACGGGAATGTCAGTGTATTTGTGAGGGTGACTTCCTGGATTTCATTGAGAAATTCAGCCGCAAAGTCCGCTACCTTCTGCCTGATCCAGCGGTCAAACTGCATAAAATAATGCAGGAATACCTGAAAGGCCGTATGTGCGTCCTGGATCCCGTTCTCCTGGTTGTTGAAATTGGTCGCGCTTTGAGGAGTTCCTTGCTGGATCACTTCTCCTTGCGCTTTTTCTACATTGACCGTGCCGTCGCCGTTCTCCGTTATTACCCTTCGGTTCGGAAACTGGGTGACATGGTCTTTCCATTCGGTTTGATTATGCATGCTTTCTCACCTACCCTTCCTGAATTATGAATGTGAACCTGTATAAAATCCCTTCCTGCACATCCTTTCGGATCAGGCTTTCTGGTTTTGAAAGCCAGAGATTATTCTTTGTGTCGTAAAGTTGAACCTCCGTCACATTGATATCCCCTGGTACCGTATGATCGATTAAGAAATCGACCGCCAATCTGCCATCCTGAAGGACGGAAACAGAAGAGATTTTAGCGTTGTAATAGTTGCCGCCTGCTTTGTACCTGGCATATGCGATTGTTTTCCTGGTGTACTCTTTGTACCCTTCAATCGCTGCAGCTGTTAACAGTCCCATGGCTTTCCTCCTTTCTATAGGTCGCGTTCTCCTTCGCCGCAAAACTGATAATCAAAAACCGAGCCATTTGCTGAAATGCTTGGCAGTATTGAACCGTGCTCTATACCTCCCACTGTGTTAATATCCGGGATGGTTCCTGTCAGTGGATATTCGAACGTGTGAGCCTGGTTGTCCACCTGGATTTTCATTGATATATCGGTCTGGAAGAGCACTGTGAATGAAAGGTGCGAAGGCTTGACGCTTCTTACTGTGTTTATCAGCTCCTGGTAGTCCACTGTTGATTCTCCCGGAAGAATGGAAATGTGGAAGGTGTACGTTCCGTTGTCTTCGGTTACTATGTCCTCTCTGCCTGTTACGTCCCTTACGATCCGTTCAATTCTTGCCGGGTTCATTGGTGATCGTTTCCCTCGTTTTATGATTACTCGCTGTCTGCGTTCCTCAAGGGAAAGGCTTTCATCGGGAGCGATATGGTATCGTTGCTCCCAGTATTCTATCCCCCAGGTGGCTGTCTCCGGAAATGCCTGAAGCCGGAGCTCTTCGATAAACTGCCAGGCCTCGTCAATCTCCAGGCCCATGACCTGGAATATCCACTTGGCCACATAGGCATTGTCATAAATCGGGGATACGGTCTTCAGCATTCTCTTGGCTGCTGGGCTGGTAGGAAAATTCTCTAAATTCATGAGCTCCCACCTCCGCCCATAGGATCAACAATGCCGGTTACCGGGTACTCGTCTTCCTCAAGGTCAATATTGACTGTACCTCCGTTTATGGTTAGGTCTGTAAAGTCTTTCACTCCGTCTGTGTTGGTTAATATTGAGCTTACCCTGTTGTATCTCACTACTCCATCCTTCTTGGCTTCGACATAATATGTTCGAAGTTGCGCTTTGAAACGTTCCAGAACAGTTTCTTGGTTTTCACCTGCCTTTAACTCAAGCGTGAAGGTATAATTTAATTCCTTGGCCGTTGGAGCCTCTATGGTGACAGTGGCGCCTATTGGAGCCTTCCTCTGCAGCCTGTCTC